CGGCTGTCCCGTCGCCGTGGCTCTCCTGCGCGGTGAGGGCGTCCATCACCTTACCGACCGGGAAAGGTCGCAGCCGGGGATGCGCCCGACTGCCCTCCCTTGACGTACGTCTTGCCGCCCGAGGTGTAGGTCGCTCCGTTGGGAAGCGCGTCGTAACCGGCCTGGTCGGTCACTTCCGGCGCGTTCGATGCGCCCGGATAGTCGATCTTCGCGCCCTGCTCCGGGAGCGTGATCGGCGCCATGAAGCCCGGATGGGTAAGCTGGAGGAACTTCTCGTATGCCGGCCGATTGGTCGGATCGAGGCCCTGGTAATATTCGAATTCCTTGAGCTCCGCGGGAGTTTCGCTCGCCGGATGCCTGATCTTGTAAAGCTCCGCCCCGACTTCCGGGTTGATGGCAAAGATCGGAGCGAGCGCGGAATCGTCCGCACCGAGAAACTGGCCGACGATGCTGCCGAGCTGCTGTTGCTGCTGGCGTTCGCGATAGAGAGGCTTGCCGCCGTTCCCGACCATGAGCGCGTCACCGAGCGCCCCGAGGAAATTGCGGAACTTCGATGGCTGATGCTGCTGCGCCTGCTGCTGGCCAAGCACTGCATTGTTCACCAGCGCCTGCGCGATCGGAGAGCCGTCAGGGACGTTAGCCGATGGCACCGGCATGGAGAGGAAATCGGCCAGTGCCATTTAGCTGCCGAGGAGCTGAGCTAGAAGTTGTCCAAGACCGTTCGATTGTGGCTGAAGCCCGAAATTGGGATCGGTGAGCTGCACGCCGGGATCTTGGTTGTGGCCCGCGCCCAACGCCGATCCGAGCGCACCACCAACGCCGGGGCTCGCCATTCCCGGCATTCCCGCGATGTTCGCTTGGTCCGCCGCGCTGGTCGAGAGCGTTCCCGGCTGTGTGCCGAGATTGACCGGCGCGGGCTGCGCCTGGTGTCCGCCGAACAGCTTTGAGAGAAGGCCGGCGAGGCCGAAGCCTCCCATGCCGCCCATCTTGCCGAACAAGCCGTTACCGCTGAGCATCCCGTAAGCGGGACTGAGACTGCCGAAGATATTGCCGAGGTCCATTTCCGCTCCTCAGATGAAAGCCAAGAGCGCGCCGAGCGTCGAACCGGCGTTGCCCGTGTCCGAACTGCCGGTGCTCGTGCCCTTGGAATATTGACCGGCGTTCGCGATGAGATCTGCGCCGCCCAACCCGACCTTCGACACGCCGAGAAAGTTATTGATGATGTCGTCGAGCTTGGTGGAGGCGAGGTTCGAACGATAACCCTCGAGCGCCTTCATCGCTGCTCCGGATTGCCCGAGGCCGCGAGCGGCAAAGTTCGAATTGATCGCGTCGGTGCCTTGATCGAGCTGGAATTGCCCACCGGACGAGTTCCAGTATTTCTGAAGGGCTTGGGGATCGCCGCCGCCCATCCCGAGAATGCCCATGACCTGGCCGAGCCCGCCGTTGTAGGCGCTGGCGCTGGTGTCGCCGAAATTATCCTGTAGCCACGGGTAAGCGGTATTGCCGCTTTCGCTCTTCTGCTTCTGGGTAGAGCCCCCGAACAGTCCCTGAAAGATTTGACCCAAGCGAACGCCTCCGGAAAGATGGGGCGCTCAAGCCGAGGCGAGCGAAGGCTAGGTTATGCCACTAATCTTGTTCCTTCGGGGTGGGTGCTTTTCAGCACGAACTTGTCGTCCTCGAGCTTGAACCCGAGCAGGCGGGCAAACATGGTTGCCGCTGGCGTTTCGGGCTCCGCATGGATCGAGGTCGCGCCATAGCCGAACGCATGCTCGAGCATCTTTCGAGCGGTCTCTAATGCCTGTTTCCCACGGCTCTCGAAGATCGCATGAACCGAGAGCGGTCCCGGCCATTCGCCATGAGCCTCGAACATGCCGAGGTCGTTATTCTCTCTCAATGCGAAGTTGGCGGGGGCTGACAGCCATTCAGCGGGAGATTGCTTGCCAATGATGAACGCCGGCGCATTGGCCTTGACGAGCGATTCCAGTTCAGCCGGATCGCGTATCAGCTTCAATGGACGGGAGTGCTGCCATCGCACTCGGCGTCGGAACCTAGTGCGGGAACGAACACCGGAGGCGGATTGGCCGGAATAACCTTAGTCTCGAACACCGCCTCGCAATAATCGGCTACCACTGGACTGCAGCTGCCACTTACGCAGACGTGCTCCACGCCATCAGGACCGATCGTTCGGACGCCCATCACTGTACGAACCGGTGGGCCGAACGCCATGCTTGCGAGAACAATGGGTGCGCCGATCAGCGCTACGATCAGCGCGTATTCGGCGGCGGAGGCGCCGGAGGCATCGCGGATTAACTCACGCAACAAGATGCGGGGATATTGCGCTTGTTTAACGGGCGTTGCAACGGCCTACTGACTTTGGGTTATGATCTCAACCGATTGCGCGGATCCAGAAACTGGAAATTGCAGCGGTAATATCAACACTCGTATCGGCTCCACTTCCGAGTAATACTTCAAGATTGTCGCCTGGAGTCACGACCATTGGTCCGCTAAAAATGCACGTCCTGGGAACCGTAACTCCAGTTACATAATTTTGCCCGGCAACTTCATCAAAAGTGGCGGTTCCGTTTTTCGCAAAAACGAAAGTGATGGCGGCAGTTGTGGAAAAATTCGCTAATCGTATTGCTGCGCCGCATTCGATACGGGTTACCCCTGTCGGCACTCTAAAAACAGAATCATTGGTTGCGGTATGCGTTCCTGATTGTGATCCTGATGTATTTATTGCCGATCCACCCGGAGTTGCTGAAACTTGGAACGTATCCGTCGCGGCAGACACAATATAATATGTCGTTCCAGCAGTCAGGCCGGTCGGCAATGCGCCAGTGGTTGAGAAACTAATCGCATTTCCGTTATTAAAGCCGTGAGCAGTCCATGACACTACGCCTGGAGACGCGATGGTTATCGTAACAGTCGAAGTAAAGTGGTGCCAACCTCCGATGTCCTCTACTTCAGTATCCCATACAACAGGAGAGGTTGTTGAGTAATTTGCTCCAATCTGGTCTGATGCTTTCTTGACCCTCGCGCCACTGTAAGAGCCTCCACCAGAAGCATTAAGCGTCGTTCCCGACATGCTGAGCCCGGTCCCGAGCGAGATTTCGGCATAGGCCGAACCAGACCCTGACGCGCCCGAGCCGACAAGCTTTGAACTGGCCGCCGCGTTCGCGATCTTCGCCAGCGTGACAGCGGAATTGTTGATTTTCGCAGTCGTGACCGCGTTGTTGGCAATGGTTGTCGCCAAGGTGCCGGAAGTGGTTACGTCTCCCGAGAGGTCGCCATTCACTATGGAGGTAGCCCCGGAGAACTTGGCGAGGTTTCCTGACGCTGGAGAGCCCGTCGTGGTGACTGTCCCCGTCCCGCCAGTGACCGTGCAGCTCAGCGTTGCCCCGGTGAAATCGAGCCCCGTCCCGATGGTGACGGCTGACCAGGTGTCGGCGGCTGAACGGTAGTAGATCGTGTGCATACCGGATAGGCCCTCGAGAGCCGCCAGATCGTTCGCCAGCGCGAAAGTGGGGTTCCCGGCGACACCGGCAGGGTTCGAGATCGAGAGCCCTGCAGCGGGCGGTGAGAGCGTCCTAACCGCCCATGTGTCTGCGGCGGTTCGGCATGCGATCCCGGTTCCGCTCAGACCAGCTAAAGCGGTGAGGTCGTTATCTCCCGGCTGTGCAGCTCCAGCTAGTGCAGCGGCGCCGGTTGCAACGCCGTAAGTGACTTGCACATTCGGGAAATGCTGGTTGAACAGCCGAAGGAACTGGACCGTCGGCTTTCCGTACTTGTCGACGATGGGAACGACCGACTGTAGCGGCGGAACGCGCTGGAGCTTGTTGTCGGCCATCAGCGCATCTCGGCGCGCAGATAGCTCACCGTTGCGCCGTCATCGGTGAAGCGGAATATCCGCCCGGGCTGACGGATTATCCCGAGCCCTCGCCATTCGACGACTTGCTCGTAATCAGCCGCGATAATCACCTGCGAGCCGTGGTTCAGCCATGTTTTCCCCCGGTCGTCCGACGTCTCGAGCGTGATCGACGCGCCGTCGTGGGAAGGGGCCCCAAGGGCCACGGTAAGCTGGACGGCATTGCAGGGAATGACCTCTCGCCCGTTAAGGGCGATCATGGAGGTGACGACGCGGCTGTAGGCTTCCGAGCCGGTGTCTGTCCGGTCATCAAGCGTTACGTCAGGATCGAAGATCCACAGCACGCCGGTTGTGTCGTCGCCGGCAACAATATCGGAGCCGAAGCTGTTGAGGGTCGCGGTCATGCCGACCCAATTCTGGCCGACGCACGCCCTTAGCCTTGTCAGGCCCTCATTGAGCCAGTTCGACCATTGGTTCGTCTTGAGGTCGTAAACCAGTCCAAGGCCGGGAAGAACGTAGTAATCGTGATCGTCGAGCGAAAAGCCCCATGCGTTGATGAGGGGGGTGCCGCTGGTGGAATCTCCTGACGGGATGTCGCCGCTCTCGCCGCCTCCGGTGTCGCCTGTATCTCCCGCCCCATCGTCGATCGGCGTCCAGATATAGGTAATCTCAAAGCCGTTGACGGTGATCGGGCCGGTGTTGCCCCCCGGCGTCTGGGTGTACGGTATGTCGCTCCAGAGCGCCCCATGAGGAACCCGGTCATTTTCTCCAGCGCGCCAGTAGACCGCCTGGTCGTAGATCGTGCCGTTGCCGAAATCCCCGAATGGCGTCGGGACCGTGACGTTGTAGGTATTGGCGTCCGGGAACTGCGCCCAGAGGTTGTCGGGGTCGCCGCTGCAGGAAACATTCTCCGTTGCGAAAGAGCCGCCCGGAACCGCGTCCTGGACTGAGGCGCCAATCGGAACCCAAATGCCGTTCTTAAAATCGATGATGTATGACCCAGCAGGAGCGATTTCGCCCCCTGCAGGGCTGACGATGTTCTCGAGATAATTCTGCCGGTCGAGAACAGCGGCTTCGTGGCCGGCGTAACCGTAATTCGACTCCCACACCGTAATGGGAGTGCCGCCGAAGAAATTGAAGATCACGTTGAGGCTGGTGCGTTGGTCGATATCCCACGAGAGGTCGGGATAATAAGCCGCGATCTGGTCAGGGCGGCCCCAATCAATGTCTGTCCAGTACAGCTTGTACGAGAATATCGACGGGTCGAGGCTATTCTGCACCCGATAGAGGACCGCCGTGAGCTGTTTGCCGATAATCATTAGCTCGACAGCCCCGGAAGATCGGCGTCTGCGTGGGGCGGGAAGAACTCGATCTTCTCGATAATTGCCGTGACGGTCGCTCCCGTCGCGTGGGCGATGCAGTAAAGCCCGATGATGGTTGCGGCATTGGCCGTTGGCGCGGCCGTGACGACAGCCGAACCGCCGTCGATGGAAGCCGCAAGGTGATCGGCGGAAAGAGTGACCGCGACCTTATGCTCGCCCACTCCGGAAATGGTCACCGCGTCATTGATCGTCCCGCCATAGTCGTAGAGGTTCGACGTGCTTGAACCCGTCCATGAGCCGGTGAAGCCCCATCCTTCAGACGTGTCGGGAACGGCCAGGTCGATGCCGACTTGAGCCTGTGCGCCCGGCGTAGCGAGCGAGAAGGTCATCACGGCGGTAAAGCCGGTATCGACGTCCGGGCATGCCTTGGCGAAAGCTCCAGCGGTCAGGACCGGCTCGGTTACCGTAAGGGCTGTTCCGGTCGCCTGAAGGCCGACGCCATCGACAACATCGGTATTGGAATAGGTGCCATAGGTCGCGTTCTGCTCGAGCACCTGGTCAATCGTTTTCGATATCCCGCCGACCGAATGTGAGCCGTTCTTGAAATCGAGGCTGACGCGCGGCGTTGGGGTGCTCTGAGCGCGAAGATTGTTGATGTGATCGCTGATCCGCTGCGAAATGCCGGGATTGGAGACGACAACAGGTTCAGCGCCGATGCGATAGACCGTGCCATCGGTGCCGACGCACATCACGTCGTCCTTGATCGGGACCACCGTTCCCTGCCACACGCCCTTGTCGAACAGATGACCTTCCTGACGCTGGAACGGGGCGTCGCCGTCTCCGGTCGGATATTGGTCCTCGGTCGAATCCCATCCCGGCAACCAGAAGTGATCCCCGATTGGGACCGCGTTCCACGCTGGATCAGGGGATCGTTCGGCGGTCTCGAAATCGAGCGGGTCAATCTCAATTTCGCCTGGGCGCAGGAAATAATAGCGCCCGTTCTCCTGGAACGTCGGAGCGATGACGCAGATGGTGAACCCGATGATGGTTGCGACAGAGACGATGCCGATGCCATCGGGAACGTCGATCGTGTCGAAGGCCGTAGCCCCTCCACCGGCTAGGACTGCACCGCCCCACGACGCATTCGCCATCGTTTCCGTCGTGGCCACGCTATTCGCGTCGGTCCCCGCCATTACCGCCCGGACCTTCAGCGTCGTCGCATCGGAAAAGGACGCGTGAACGTCGGTGTTGCCGAGCATGGCGACCGAGTAATCAACCCCGGCCTCACCGGTATTGTTGATCGCGTTCAGGAGGCGGGCGAGGTTATCGGTCGTGGTGCCGTCGAGAAGGATCAACCAAGGGCTTCCGGAAGAACCGTCTGCAGCGGGGGTTACGTCCGTGACGAACTTGTAGGTGAATGCCCCGATGACGACCGTTTCGTTGGCCGAAATTACTCCCGTCGTCGTGAGGACGCCTCGAGCGAAATCGTTCTCGGTGTAGTAATGGAGCGCCGAGCCGTCCGCGATGAAGAGATAAACCTCTGTCGCGGACATCGAGACTGCGCCGGTCGACGTGTCGAGCGTGCCGATCGAGCTGACAGTCTCATCCTGGTCGATCTTGTAAACCGTGTCGCCGGCGACGTTGAACAGCGCCTGCTCAAATGTTCCCGGCTGCGAATAGACACACCGCCCCGATGGAGCCGTCGCCATCGTCAGCCATTTCCGCATCGCGGGGCGCGAAATCAGGGCTACCGGCGTGGGATTGCCGGAAGAATCGCGATCGGTGTTCGTCGGATCCTGCTCGAAATACCGGTTCTGCAATTTGATGTCCGGTTCGCCGGCCACCGAACGCGAGTAATCGAGGATCGAAAGTGGGAGCCTCATCACCAAAACGGTGTGCTCCCGTTCCCATAGGGCTGAGTGAGGCCGCCGTGACGGGGAAGCGTGTCGAGCTCCTGGACGCGCCGCGGCTTGCGGTAACGGGCCTTCATCGCGCGCTCTGCCTCTGACAGCATGGCCGCCGACTCTTGAGCCAGCCTGATCCCGTTCCTCGGGAACAGCCTCATCGCCAGCTTGATCGTGAAATAGTCGTCGAACTCTTCCGGGAACGGCATGGCGTCGATGAGGGTGAGAAGGGTAATCAGCGTCCAGTTCGCGATGTCGGCGCGGTAGAGCCACTGGAGATCGGAACCGCTGGCGTTGAGGGTCTTGGTTGCCGCCGCTTCGATCTGGCGCCCGTTGCCGTCGAGAACGAGGTTGTGGGTCGCGAAGTTGGCAGAAGCATCCGCGACCGCCACCCGTTGGCCTTCATACGGGCATGGATCGAGCTTTAGAGTTGTTCCGGTGCCGAGGTTGCATACGAGCCGCGCGTTCTGTGGAACCCATTGCGAAACCAGTTGTGATCGATCGAACTGGCCGCCGATGTTGAGGTCGCGAAGCTCGGTCCCGGCCTTGGTCCCGAGTGTCCGGAGGAACACCGAATTGAGAAGCGGAAGCGCCTCGGCCTGTTCGCTGCTTGAAGGCGTCGAGACGAGAGGGGTGATTTGTCCCTCCCTGAAAGCCCGCAGTATGATGTCTCCTGCGGTGCTCATCCGCTAATTCCCTTTAGCTGGCCTTCGCGATTGCCGCCTTCAGCTCGTCGGCGGTCGCTCGAGGGGACGGGTTCTTGCCGGTGACGGCCTTGAACTGCTCACGAAGCGTTGCGAGCTCGCTCTTGGGCTTGGCGGGCTTAGGAGCCGCTTCCGGCGCACTCTCAGGAGCCTGTTTCGATTGAAGCAGCGTCCACAGGTCCGACGCCGGGGTCATTGGATTGAACGGCACGCCGAGCCGCTTCAGATCCTTCATGATCTCGGCTTTTCCGGGCCGTCTCGGAGCGCCGACGTCCAGCGACGGATCAGGGGCGCCCTTCACCTTCGACGGATGGTCGTGCCAGCCCGAGGGAACGTCAGCCGCGCTCTGGAACACGGCTGACTGCCCCTCGGGGCCATAACGGAAGCTCGGGAAGCCCTTGCCGGCCTCTTCGGCTTCCGGCGCCTGGAACTCGCTCTGAGCCTCGGGCTCAACCGTGTCGAACTCGTCCATCATGCCACCCGATAGGTGACGAACACGCCAGTTGCGGTCTTGACCGTGCGGAACCGCGCCGAGGTTGCGATCGCCACGACAGCCGCGCCAACGTAAGTGTGGCCGGTGCTGGCGGTCATGGTCACGGCGCCGGACGAGGAGCCGAGGTTGATGACGCACCATTCGAAGCTGTCATTGACCTTGCCGCGTCCGCCGAAGAAACCCGCGTCTGTGTCCACGCCCAGCGGAAGCGTGGCAGCAACCGCCGAAGCCTTGGTGACGGTGATGATGCGCGTGAACAGCTCGGCAATGGTCGCCGTGAAGTCCGCCGTCTTGGCCGTGGGGGTAGGCTGAGAACCCGCGGCGCCACTGCCGACTGTGCGCCATCCAGCATCGCCGCCATTGCCCACGTTGAGGACGCCGGTGTCCGTCTCATAATAGAGCTGGCACATTCCAACGGGGCAATCCGGGACTGCTGGCTTGTCTGCCGCGAGGCCCGCTCGAACCGCTCCGGCGAGTAAGGAAAATGCCATCTAACTGCACTCCTGCGAAAGTCGCTGGCCGGAGGACAAAGGGGGCACCCCCCCGGCCAGCAAGGGATCACGAACCGCTGATGAGCGAACCCATGAGAGGATCGAGGTTCTGCGCTCCAAACAGGCAGTCCCACCTGTGGACGTGCGCGCCGGTCGAGATGTCCGAACCCCTCCAGTAGCGGATCGAGATGCCCGTCTCCGGATCGTTGGCGAAGCTCGATTCCCCGGTGAAGGGCTTCTGGAGCAGCGCCGACACCATCGTGATCGCGGGCTTGGTCCAAGCCGCACGAACGCGCATCGTCGAAGATGCGACACCCAAGTGAGTGACGGCCGCACCATCCACAGCCGCCGCGTTGCAGGTCGCGAACGCGGTATTGGCTGCGGTGGAAACGCCGTCGGACGTGTTGGGAACGATGATCGGAGGCGAGATGATGAGGTCGCAGGCGCCGGACGACATGGTGACTGCCGTTCCAAGTGCCGCGCCGACCGCAACGCCGGTGCCGCCGAGGACCGTGAACACCTGCAGCCACGGAAGCGTGACCTGGTTGCGCCAGTCATAGGCATAGACGCTGCCGATCGTCAGGTGCTCGCCGACCACGATCGTCTTGGAGCCACTCTGACCGTCGACGCTGATGGTCTGGTACATCGCCGACTTCACGTCGCGGTAGTTCACCGAGAGCGTGCCGTTGTTGATGAGCGTGGTAGCGGAGGCAACGCGGGTCCCGACCGTGATCGAGGGGCATTGCTGAGTGGCGTAAATGTCCACTTCCGACAGGATTGGAACGCGGGCCTTTTCGAGAGCGGTCTGATTGACGCCCTGGATATTGCCGCCGATCAGGGACCCACGGATTTCCTCTGCGTCGTTGAACAGGACCGTCGAAACGAGGTCGCTGTTGGGAACGCCGAGATCCATCAGGCGAGTGTGGACGCGGTTGAACTCAGCCGGCGAGCCGATGTTGTTGAACGGATCGGTGCCCGTGGTGTCGGTGCCGACGTACGATGAGAACTTCGCGACCTGGCGCTGAAGGTGAGCGTCGATCTGGTGAGCGAGCGTTGACGCGGCGGACTTCATCGTCTCGCTGCGCATCAGCTCGTTGTAGCTCTGCACATATTCGATGTCGCCGACGCTGATGTGGACCTTAGCGTACTGATCGACCGCGACGTCGACCTTGCCGGTGATGATGTCCTGCGCGGCAAGAGCAGCCGACAGTGCGGATGCGTCGTTGCGGGCGAAGCGAGGCGGGCGCTTGACGCTGACCGTCAGGCCATTCTCGTCGCTGACCTTGTTTTCGAACTTGCCGCTGACGAGCTTGCCGGTGACGAGCTGGTTCTTCGCGAGAAGCAGCATCGTGTTCGCATATTCTTGTGCATTCAGGAATTGATTTGCCATGACGGCCTCCGGTGAGGTTTGAGGTCTCAGCCGGGGCGCGGAGTTGGCCGGGAAGGCGCTGCCCTGGTCATCTGGTCACAGACACGAGCGCCGGTCCCGACCGATGCTCGCCGCGAATGCAGAGCGTTCTACAGTAGTTTTTTGGCGCTTGGGGTGGGTGCTTTTGCGTTCAGTCGTCGGAGGCCAGCAAACGATGCTGGAGACGAGCCACGGCTCCGATCAGCGCGGCCTTGTTCGGAGGCTTCGACCAACATGTGCTTGTCGCGCCGTCGCGGTGCACAACGGCAATCCCGACCGCCGAAACCTCGTCATTCTGGACCCAATCGCAGACCATCTTCAGATGGCCGATTACGTCAGGTGAGATTGGCGGCTCGGGATCGATCGCGAGCAGCTTCACTTCTTGTTCGCCAGCTTCTCGAAATCGGCAAAGTTCGTCGTGTCGGCCCTCGCTTCGAACCGCCCCGTTGCGCCGCGCGCCCTGTTGTCCTCGGACTTCGGAGCTTTCGTCGTTTGGGTCGTGGTGGTCCCGCCTTTCCCCGCAAGCCGAGCCTTCATGCGACCGTTGAGGCGCATCATGTCCAGCGGGTCGTTCAGGTCGAGGTCGCTGTCATCGTGGTCGGCGGGCAGGAACTCGCCTTCCATTTGTCCGAACAACAATGCAGCGGAGGGAACGCTCTTGGTCGCGAGCGTCTCCAGCTTCTGACGCGCCTCGGGATCGGATGCGAGCTTGTACGCGATGTGCCCGCCAGCTGGTGAGACGGCCACGGCGACACTCGCCATCGGTGACAGCGGGCCGTGCTCTTCCAGCGCCGTTCCGAGCTTCTCCTCGAAGTCGTCATAGGCCTCGGTGCCCTGCTTTTCGATGTTGGCCGCGCCTTCGCGGACCTTGCCGAGAGCTTCCTGCTTGACCGTCTCGACGAGCTTCTGTTCGTCTGCCTTCTTGCCCTCTTCGCGGGTCTTGGCGTCACGAACCTCAAGCTTCCAGTCCTGGCGGGCTTCGAGGTAATCGGGATCAGCCTGTCCGAACTCGAAATCTTCCGGCTTGGGTTCCTTCGCGGTCACCTCTTCGAGCGTCGGAGCGTTGCTTGTCGCCCGTCCCTCAAGTCGTGCTTTCAGGTCCGCAATCTCGCGGTCCTTCTCGGCATTGCGGGCCGTGAGAATGTCGACGCGCTTGGACCATGGGCGTGACCGGCCCTTGCCTTCGCCCTCCTCGCCTTCCTTGAGCTCCGGTGTTTCGTCCGTTCCGAGCTCGAGCGTGTCGTCGGGCTTGTCGGCTTGCTCATCAGCCTTGGCCGGAGCGGCTTGCGTCGGGGCTTCGTCGGGCTGCTTCCCGGTCGCCTCTGCCTCGAACGTGGCGAAGTTGCTTTCGGGCTGGTCGGTGTCGTCGATATTCATGCGGCTACTCCGGTGTCATTCTCGGTGTTCGCTGGCGCGACCCCGAAATGCTGTTTGAGGGCCTCGCCCACGAGCTGCGCGACAATCGGCGCAAGATGCTCCTCGAGGCTTGGTGGTGCGTCAGGAGTGACGGCTCCGACCGCCTTGATGCGGTTGGTGATCGCGTTGTATCCTTCGAGCTGCAGGCGGGTTTCGGCCTCTGCGTCTCCGCCTTGGGCCAGCTGCATCGCTTCGAACTTGGACTTGAGGGCGTCAGCTTCGGACTTCTCCGCGTCAGCTTCGGCTTTGCGGGCCTGCGCGACCTTCAACCGATTGTCGGCCATCGCACCCTCGAGCGCCATCTTCTCGCCGATCATCTGCTTCTGCTGAGCCTGATCAGCCTCTTGTTTCTTCGCGGCCTTCTCCTCGGGGCTCAGATCCTTGCCGGCATCGTCGCCAAGCACCTTCGGGTCGATCGTGCGCCTGATCCGATCCGCCATCTCCTCGGCCTGCGGAATGTCCTGCGACTGCATGATGATGTCGCCGATGATCCCGGCGAGCGGCGGGAACGCCTGAACCAGCTGAATGAGCATGTCGCTCGTCTGCTGGCGGCGCGTCATGTAGCTCGGGCCGGTCGAAGCCACGACATCGTAGGTTCCGACGCCGAGATCGACCGCGGCATGAACGCCATCGTACTTCCGGTTCTCACGCTGGTAGGCCGGGTTCGAATGGCCCTCGGGATGCTCGTCGGTCACATGCCCTGCAGGGTTCAGATTGCCGTTGGGCAGCATCTTCGTGTCGTTCACCCGGACCAAGCCCGGGCGCATATCGGGGCCGACTGTCCTCAGCGTGCGCGGCGTGTCGTACACCTGGTCCATCAGCGCATTGGCGACGACGCCCGCCTCTTGCTGAGCCATCGTCATGTGCTTGTGGAAAATGATGGTCGCCGTGTCGCCTTCGTGCTGGCGGGCGAGGATTGCCCTTCCGCTGGTCTCGTTCCCGGGCATTCCGAGATTGGCCTGGTGCATGCCCGTCACTTCGCGCATGTCCTGGCCGCAAACCTCTTCCTCCTGCAGGAGAGATGCGATGCCTTCGAACGTCACCGGAGTCGGGGGTTGGTTGCCCTCATAGACGAGCGTGTTGTCCCAATCGTTCTCGCGCCCTTCGATTGCGGTAGCCGGCGCCATGAAGTTGACGCGCGGGTGGCGCATCAGCAGCTCGGCGCGGATCGAGCGGAGGTAGTTCTTGTACCGCTGCGAATCCCTGAGCATGCGCACGAGCCCGAACCGGACCCTGCCGTCCTCGGTCCAGATCTCGCGGCCGATCACGCGAATGACGGGCAAGCGCGGAAGCTTCAGCTCGTACGGATCGGCGAGCGGTTCCAATCCATTCGTCAGCACCTTCACCGCGTACTTGCACTTGGCGTCGTCGCGGACGATCTTCTGCCCATCGTCGCCGACCATCAGCTGCGGCCAGTTCTTCTCGAGCAGATCGGTGAGGTCGATGATCTTCCCGCCGATCGTCATTCCGATCGTGCGCTTGCGTTCGTCGATCTTCCAATATTCCTGGGGGAACACGTTGTTCTCGTTGGCCCACGACGAACCCGCGTCCTTGGTGATCATCGAAGGCAATGCGGCTTTCGGATAGAGCTTCCGGTATTCATCGACCGTCATCACGTCGGCGACGAAACAGAACCCGGCGTCCTTGCCCGTCGGATCGAACGACAGCGGATCCCACTTGACCGCGAGCGGACTTGGAATGTCGCGGATGAATATGTCGCGCAGGAACGGGCTCTCGATCGCATCCTCGACCGTCACGCGGAAATTGCTGATCCCGCACGAGCCGGATTGAGCCAGCGTCGAGGCGTAAACCCGCTCGGCGTCGGACTGTATCTCGATGGAGCGCATCAGCTCCGAGCGAACATCCGCAACCGCCTTGGTCCCGTCACCCCTCGGCAGGAACGTGACCGAGCTTTCGTTCGCGAGCCAGTCACCGACAAGCTGGGCGGTGAACTGCTGAGTGATCGGGATCGTGAGGCAGGGCAGCGGGAACGGCTGATTGCTCTCGCGGTACTCGCGGATTTGCCTATCCCACTGGTCACCGGCCTCGAACTTGAGATCGATGAGCGCCTGCTCGCAGTTCTTCGAGTCCGCCTCTTCGGCTTGCGTGTAAAGTTCGCGGACCTCCTTGGCGAAGTCGTCAGCCACGCGAAAACCTCCTCAGCCAGTCAAAGAGAGGAGGCCCGGCAATCATGCCGACAATGGCGCAGATCGTGCCGAAGATCGCGTCGATCACAGGTGAATCCCAACAACCGGAAATTCGGGCCGCTTGCCTTCACGCCAGCGCTTTTCGAAGGCGGGCCATGCGAGCTGCGAGCTGAGGATATTGCGGTCAGCGCTAGCGAGGGCGGCGGCGAGGACGATCTTGCGGCTCATCGCATCCACCCGCCTTCACCGCTCGCGTGCCCTTGGCGAGCCTTGGGCGGCTGTGTCTTTTTCCCGACCGGCTCGGCGAACGTCAACGCGATCGCGTCCCATTCATCGGGCGAACGCACCTTGCGTACGCTGCGCATGTGCTCCTTGCTTTCCAGCACGAGCTTCTGACTGACCGGGTGATAATGATATTCGGGCGCACAGGCGTCAGTCTGAAGGCTGTCGAGGTCCGGAATATCGGCCCCGCCTTCCTGCTTAAGCCAATCGCGGGACAGGCCCCACATCTCGGCGCGGCGGTTGAGATATCCCGCCATCTCTTTGCCGTCCTTGTCGCGCGGCGGAGGATTGAACGGAGCCGAGCCGAAGTTCACCAGGCGGACAATCTTGCGGTACTTCTCGTCCCAACTCACGATGACATCGTGGATGCCGGCGCCATTCCCGCCGACGTCGATGAACACACGCTCCGGATTGTCGCGGTCGATGATGTCCTTGAGCTTCGATGCGGCGGCCATCGTCTCGATCGGAGACGCATCGCTCTCGACCTTCGAGACCTTGCGGCCACTCCGCCACGCGATCGAGAACCTGTCCGTTCCCTCGCGCTTGGGATCGACGCCGATGATGAGCGGGCCGATGCCTTCGGAGATATTGTTCTTCCGCGCCCTGACGACATCAGCCGGCGCAATGAACCCGTCGTGGCCGGTCATCTGGAACGCTTCCGAGGCGCTCGACGGATATTCCTGCTTGAACAGCGTCTCGTCGCCCAGCTCGGAAATCTTGTTGCGGCGCCATGCGAGCTGGCCGAGCGTCAGTCCATAAAGGCCCAGGAGCTCGATCTCATCGTCGCTCGGCTCGAAGTCGGCGGCCTCGCGAACATAGCCCTCGTCCCAGAACCACGGCACGAAGATCGCGACATAATCGCCGATTCCCGCTTCGGCATTCTGCCAGCGCTGATGGAACTCGCCGCCAACACCGTTTGCCGTCGATTCGAGGATGATCTCGGTCCCGATCTCGTCGGCTACAGCCTGGACGACGCCCGCGAAATGATCCTGCGCGTTGGGCCAGAACGCGACTTCCGACCCGTGAAACATCTGCAGCGTGTCCGATCGGCCAACCGCCTTCGACCCTGCAGTGCCGACCGTGTAGCCGCTGTCGAGGAACGGAAAGCTCAGCTCCTTGGCGTTCGACGCTCCGGTCGCCGGTCGCACCAACTCGGGGCAGTGCTCGTGGTAGCGCTCGACCATCTTGAACAGGTTATTGGTCGCGCCCTGCTCGTGCGTCTGGATGAAAGTCTTGTGGCCCCGGGCATGAGTCGTCCGATGATAGAACCGGCCGCCGATGTAGGTCGAAATCCCCATCTGGCGGCCTTTGAGGACGAGCGCCCGGACCTTGCCCGCCGTTCGGCGTTGCTCCTCGAGCCGCTCGTGAACATGGCGCTGAGCCTGGTTGAGCGTCAGGGGCTCGATCCTGCCCGCTTTCGTCCGGATCCTCAGGCAGCGCATGGCGTAATGCTCGAAGTCGTCCTTCAGCCGCTGCCGGATTTCCAGCTCTTCGGCGGACATCTGGCGTTCGCCGGTCGCCATGTCAGCGCAAAGCATTGAGCGCGTCCTCAAAGCGAATTGGGCCGCCATCGACGCCGCTGTGCTCGAACTTCTCCTTCAGCATCCCCAGGTGCTTCGCCAGCATCTCGGAACCCTTGAGAACGCCCGTCGGATTGAAGTTCGCAAGCGCCTTGCACCGCTCGATCGTCTCGACAATCGTGGTCAGAACGTAATCTTGCGTGATTTCAACGCGTTGCGCCCGTTCGCGAAGAGCCGCGCCGATCTTTTCGGCGACTCCAACATTTCCCAACAGTCGCGGGCCCTGAACGTCGGCATCTTTCGCCGCATATCCGGCGCGGATCGCGGCCTGTGTCGCGTTGAGGTCGATCAGGTATTCGTCGACGAACCGCTGCTGTTTGGGAGTGAGCGCCACGGCGGCGAGTTATGCCGCAAGTCGATCGCGTTCGGGGTGGGTGCTTTTACGCCGGCAACCTCAACACCGATTGCCCCGCCCTCATCCGCAGCCTCACCCGAGCATCGCCGACACGCGAAAACACGCCGCGCTTCTCGAGGCTCTTGACCACATCGCGAACCGAGGTCTTGTCCGGAAAGCCGAGCGCGTCGCGGATGATCCCGTAGCTTGGCGCGCGACCGTGCAGTTCGAGGTAAGCGATGACGAAGTTCCTCACCTGGAACTGGCGGAAGCCAAGCACCCGCTCACTGACGCAAGCACGCGATCGTGTTGCTCTTTGAGCCGCCGCACTCTTTCCTCCGCTCTTGCCACCGACATCTGAGCGAGATGCAGTTCGTCCCGCGCTTCGTCGAGACGGCGAGCTGATCTCGCGACTTCGTCCAGGCCCATCAATCCTCCCCATGATCATTTTCCCCGCCCCTTCCCAGTTTAGGTCGTCACTCCACTCCCGCTCCACTCAGCTTCGGGTCGAGGGAAGCGTTGCTCCAGTCGTACCCCTTTAGGGGGGACTGGAGCGGAGCGCCCTCCGCTGCTCCAGTGTTGCTCCAGTCATGCTCCAGTTGATTTTTATGGAGTGAAAGGCCGCGCGCACCTGTGCCATCGAACAGCTCCGGCGAGTTACGCGAGGTCATTTTGGGCCCCTTTCCACACCACTCGGATGGGCAACGGACCGTACTTCATTTCAAGATAATGGATCGCGTTGCAGGGCCGGCACAGCAGTTCGAGGTCGTCTGTCTCGCGCTCTAGCTTATTGATCGACCGGTAAAACCACTTGCCGACTAGATCCCTGCGTCCGCCGCCGTTCTTATGATTGATATCGAGGAGTTCGG